TATTTCTCTATCAGACAGGTATTTAGACCAGTTGATCGATAAAGCGTTCTCTTTCTCTGTCAGGTACAGATCACATTTTGCATTATTTTTATCTGACGCTACATCTAAATCAAACTTCCCAAACGCTACCGAACACCTCTTGAAGAATATATCTGGCGTTATCCATTCTTTACTCGTCATCATCTAATCCATGTAGTTGTTGTACCATATCTACAATTCCTGCATAACAAGTAGGGCAGAACGCTACTGATAAAACTCCTATATATCCGTCTATGCCTCCCTCTCCATCAATATCAAAGGGACCATCGCAAACTGTACACGTTCTATTGCCATCATCTTCCATATATTACCTCCGATGTCGTTTCTATCCAAACCCTCGCACCACACGATAATGGTTTGTCAGGAGAATACACTACCTTTGAAGGTCCTAAAATTTCTACCGAATTGCTATATATATTTTCCTTATACGTTTTACAGGAAATAACTGGTTTTCTCTCTCCCGTTTTCTGGTTTTTTTTAATGGTGTGTTGATTGATATGTATTCTTTTTTTCAAGTGCCCTTCTCGCTTCATTTAAGGTATGTAGAAGGCGATATCTCTTTCAGTTAGATAAGTTGTGCACAAGAGACGTAAAAGGAGACAGAAAACGCCTCTCATGCACTATTTCCCAACATGAGATACCCACCAAACTATACTATAAGATACATCTAGTCAAGGACTCGCCCCCAAATCAACCCTAAAAAATACGATTCGGACCCATATATTGAGCTATCTATAGGACAACCCACTGCACAGCACCACCATACCCATCACTTTCGCCTTTTTTTCGCTTTTTATTCGCTGTTTGTTCGTGTTTCATTCGCCTATTTTCGCTTTCCTTTTCGCCTTTTGTTCGCCTACTAATTGTTAGTAAGCTGTTGATAAACCTGTTGATAAGTATAATTTATAAAGTTATTCACAATCAATTCACAAGTTATCCACAAGTTATTCACAGCTTATCAACGACTTATCAACAAGCAGCCTACGCATATAAGGCTATTTAAAGCGTTCTTTTTATTCTAGGCACTAGACCACTAGAAACAAAAGAAAACGCAAGGAACACACCTTAAAACGCTTTATTTGACGTATTAGCCTACTCTATTCTTTAATAATTTGGGGGGTTATTGTCACTCTTTGACTTATTCAATATACTTAAGAATTAGCATTATTTTTGATAAGAACCAACAGAAAATAAGACAAAAAAAAAGCACCGCCGAAGCGGTGCAAATTTTTATATTTTTATTACTTAGCTAATTTCGTACTCTATCCAGTTCTCAACTTCATTTTCAAAAGGATTAATTTCAAATCTTTCGTTCTTTTCTTCGTCTAGCACTTCTTCATCTTCATAAGAATTATAATCCTCATCTTCCCTATGTACTTTCAAAAAAATATTTAAATGTGAACGACCCTTATTTTTTTCATCTTGCTTAACTATTTTTATTACTTCATTAATTAATTTTCTTTTAGTAGAATTTTTTTCAAACTTTTCTAGCTCATCTTTTAACA